GTAGAAATTAAAAATATTATGGATCAAGTAGATAGAGATATTATAAATAATATAGGGGTGTGTATAGATACTGCTCATATTTGGGGTTATGGTGAATATGAAATATCAAAAATAGAAGAGATAGAACGAATGATTACTGATTTTAATAAAATAATAGGAATAAAAAATCTTTGGTTAATTCATCTTAATGATAGTTTAGTAAAATTTGGCAGTAAAAAAGATCGCCATGCGCCCTTGTCTCAAGGAGAAATATGGAAAGATGATATTAGTTCTTTATTATATCTTTTAAAATGGTGTGATCGCATGTGTATTCCTATAGTAATGGAAACAGTTGTTAATGATATGTTTTTTATTTCTACACTTGAAAATAAATGAATTTAAAAACAAATTTCTTCATATAAAACTCAAAGCAATGCCCAATTTAAATCATGATAATTTGGTTAACACGGAAAATACCGGTAAGGAAGAGATTAACAACTCTGCCATCTCCCCTGAACCTTCCAAGACTGTAGCTCCAACAAGTAAGAGCGCAGTTGGATCTGCCGAGATCAGCGGTGAAAAAAATGAAGGTTTAATTAAGGAAGACTGCTCCTCAGTTTGTACAAAAAAGGAAGAAAATTTATTAGAGTTTAATCGTAAAAATATAGAAAAACAAAGTAATAATATACATTTAGTGGATAATGATGAAACATCAGGGTTAGATATGTTTTGTTTTGTTAAGTGTACAGAAGAAGATACGGATCTTGTTAAACAATGTAGAGGTGTAGTGTTTAAAGGTGATAAGTTAGTTATGAAAGCTTTCCCTTATACTTCAGAATTTAATCATTTAGAAACGGATAAAATAGCCGATGCTTTAGGGTCTTTAGACGATTGGCATTTTTATGAGTCACAGGAAGGAACGTTAATTCGTTTGTTTTTCTTTGATACTAAATGGTTTGTTTCTACACATAGAAAACTTAACGCGTTTAGAAGTAAATGGGCTAGTAGAGAATCGTTTGGGGTATCTTTTAAGAATGCTTTAATACAGGAGGAGAAGGATAATAAATCTTTTACTAATTTTTTAGGTGAAGGGGAAGATATTTTAGAAAGGTTTCAATCTTCGTTAGATAAAAATAAGCAGTATATGTTTTTAGTTAGAAATACTCCTGAAAATAGAATAGTATGTGACGCTCCCGAAAATCCTAAAGTTTATCACGTGGGGACATTTACTGATGGTAAATTAAATTTAAATGAAGATATTAAGTTATCTTCTCCTAAGAAATTAGATTTTACAAATATTGAAGATTTACTTGAATATGTAAAGTCATTGAGTTATAAAGATTTGCAAGGAGTAATCTGTTTTAATCTAAATAATACTCAAGTAAAAGTGCTACATAAAGATTATCAAGATCTTTTTATTGCACGTGGAAATGAACCTAGTATAAAATTTCGTTATTTACAGGCTCGTATGAATCGTCGTATGACTAATATGCTTTACCATCTTTATCCTAGGATGGCTCAAGTATTTGATGAATATGAGAATACTTTATATGATATTTCTAGGAGTATTTACAGAGCATATGTACAACGTTTTATTAAAAAACGTTATGTTACTGTTCCTAGGGAGGAATTTGCTGTTATTAGAGAATGTCATGCATGGCATTTAACTAATAGAACAGAAAATCGTATTTCATTAAATAAGATTATTTCTGTTATGAATCAACAATCTCCTACCCATTTAAATCATATGATTCGTCGTTTCAAATTGGAGCAAACTCGTCAGCAAAATGATCAAGAAGGTAGAACAAGATCTGATAGTATTAGAAGTTTCGAACAAAGTCCTGCTCCACGTGTTCAATCTCATCAAAAACTTAGTCCCCTTCTTTTATCTTCTAAGAAGAACTTTCCTAATCCTCCTGCTTTACGTAATAGTTTTCTTCCTCGTAAAGTTGTCGAAGTTGTATCACGTCGAGAATCGAAAAATTAAATGATAATTTATATTGAGTAATTAATTATATTTTTGTTTTAGTAAAAAATATAATTTTTGATAAATTCATATAATAAATGTCCCGTCCTTCAGTTATATTTTGCACAGTATGTCATTCTCAAGTATGTGAGTATTTTATTCATTGTAATAAGGGTCATATTATTTGTTCTTATTGTAGTAATGAACTCGGTAGGAGATCTAATGGAAATATGATATGTCCTATTTCTCAAGGGAATATATATTGTGAAGAAATTAAAAATCGTGTTAATGTAACACGTATTGTATATCATATGCATGATAAAGTTTTCCATAAATGCATTTCTTGTGATAAGATTTTTCGAGTTAAAAAATTTCTTGATCATATTAAAAATGAAGATGATTCCGGTATAAAATTTTTCTTCCAAAATGGTATCGTTAAAAATTTTCCCCCATGTACATCATTGATAGAAAAGATGAACACAGTAAAATCTTTTAGCCCTATAGGAGCTCATAGTTATTATTTAAATAACAGAGATTATTATGGAGGAAAACAAAATATAGGTAATTTTTATATCCACAATCTTCCATATACCTTTTTATGGGATGTTGTTATAGAAGAAGATACTAATTATTCTTGTCTATCATTATTAATATTTGTTTATTTCTCTTCTCAAGGTTCTCTTCCCCCGTCTGTCGTACAATTTACCACGGAGGATGAAAAATCGGAAGTAATTATAATAGATAGTACTTTACAAACTAATAATATCCGTAAAATTAAACACATTACAATAGGTTTAGAAGAAGGGAAACAAAATCCTCATATATGTAAGAAAATAACATGTAAAGATAATACTCCCCTTTTCATTAACAAATTAAGAATTAAGAATTTAAAAACTATGTTAATAAATACATGCGTTCTTGCAGATCCTGTAATTGATTGTTCAACATTAATAACAGTTTAATTTAATTGAATTTAAAATGAATAATATGATAGAAAGTAAATTAAAGATGGTTTTAATACTTTTTGTGGGAGATCCTCATTTTAAAATATCTAATATCTCCGAAACTGATATTTTTATAGAAAAAATAACTTTTTTGGCGCGTCAAAAAAATCCCACTATAATTATTGTAGCTGGAGATCTTTTACATAATCATGAACGACTTCATACTATACCGTTAAATAAGAGTTATAGTCTTATAAATAAGTTACGAAATATTGCTAAAACCTATATTTTAGTAGGAAACCATGATATGATAAATCATCAACAATTTCTAACTACTAATCATTGGATGAATGGTATGAAAGAATGGGATAATACTATAATAGTTGATAAAGTTTTATGTGAAACAATCAATATGTTTAAATTTATTTTCGTTCCTTTTGTTGCTCCTGGAAGATTTGAAGAAGCTTTAAATACCTTGGAAGATTGTTGGAAGGATTCTGATTGTATTTTTGCTCACCAGGAATTTTTTGGTTGTAAAATGGGGGCTATTATTTCTTCCGAAGGAGATAAATGGTCTTTAGACTATCCTGAAGTGGTGTCTGGTCATATTCATTCTAATCAGCAACCACAAAAAAATATTTATTATCCAGGGTCCGCTATGCAGCATGCATTTGGGGAAAGTAGTAAGAATATAATAGCATTATTATTTTTTGATCAGGTGGGTGAAAAATATAAATTGGAAGAAATTGATTTGAAACTTCCTAGGAAAAAAATTATATATTCTTCAGTAGAAGATATAGAAGATTTAATTATTCCTGAAACTCAAGATAAGATTAAAATTAGTGTTACAGGAGTATATGACCAATTTAAATCTCTCAAAAAAACTAAAAAATATAAAGATCTTGTAAAGAAAGGTATAAAAGTGGTTTTTCGCGTTAAAGAAATAAAAGAGACAGAGGAAAAGGCGGTTTCGCAGTCTATATCATTTAATAATATTCTAGAAGAAACTATAACTAAAAAGAAAGATAAATATTTGTATCAAACATATCAATTGGTTGTTAAAAATAAAGTAGTTAATATTAAAAAATAAATTTTAAATAAATACTAATAAAAGTAATGTACGGGCAGAAAAGAAATATAACCTATATCGAAGACTTACCGGAGCTTGAAGACCTAGAACTAGGTGGATCTCAAAATCAACATACTATGATACCTCAAAAATATCAAAAATTTATTCGTCCATCAGGAGCCACTCCCCCTCCTCTACAATCAGGTATGAGCACTCAACCTCAGCAAGCTTATCCTCCTAGAATGTCTCCTCCATCTGAACATATGATGCCTAGACCATCACAACAACAGATACCTCATTTAAAAAGAAATATGACTGGTCCAGAGATGTCTCATAATAGAGATTTTCATGAGGGATTTTCTAATCAACCAACTTGCTTAGAGATAGCACGTCATGTCGAAAACTGTCCTATTTGTTCAAAGTTTTATAAACGGGATAATAGTTTGTATATTATTGCTATTATTATTCTTTCTATTATTTGTATTTTACTATTAAAAAAGGTTCTTAACTTATAAGAATCCTATTACTCAATAAATGGAAAAAAAATCTCAGGATGATAAAAAAACAGAATTTAAATATATTTCGGGAGATTATGATACTCTTGTACTTTCCGGAGGAGGAATTCATAGTATTGTAATGATGGGGGCTCTTCAATTCGCACAAGATAATTTTCTCTTAAAAAAAATTGAGAATTTTATTGGAACATCTGCTGGAGCTATATGTTGTTATTTATTAGCCATTGGGTACACTCCTCAAGATATCCTTGTATATCTATGCACCCATCAAGTATTAGAAAGAATACGGAACTTTAATTTAGTCGCTATGTTAAATGGTAATGGAGCTGTTTCATATAATTATATCCATGAAATTTTAGAAAAAATGACCATAGAAAAAATAGGTAAATTAATTACTTTAGAAGATCTTCGTAATGACTATAAAAAAACTTTAATTTGTACTTCCCATAACACAACCAGAGATAAATTAGAAATTTTAAGTTATGAAACATACCCTAAAATGCCTTGTCTTATAGCTCTTCGAATGACTTCTAATCTTCCTTTTATTTTTGACAGGTTTAAATATATGGGAAATTACTATGTTGACGGGGGGGTTTCAAATAATTTTCCCTTGTATATTGGCGATAAAATAGGTAAAAAAGTTCTAGGTATTTTATTAGAAAGTAATCAAGTTAATTTTTCGTCTGAAAAAACCAATGTTATAGAGTACATGTATTATCTTATGTTTATTTCTCATAAATTGGCGATAAAAGCTCAAATAAAAAATGCATCAAAAAAATGTCGTACTATAAATATAACACCTGGAGATATAGCATTTTTTAATTTTAATTTAGATACACCTTCTAAATTAGAACTATTTTCTAGCGGATATAAACAAATGAAGAAAAAATTATTTCTTTCTTAATGACTAAATGGTAACCGCAGAACAAGCTCACCATGGAATAAATATTACTCTACACGTTTTAATACTTTCAGTTTTCCTGACTTGTTTTTTCTTCCTATATATATCCGACATAGAAAAAGACACTGTTCAATCCCAATTAAAAAATGCAATAGAAAAACAGGTTCCCATAGCTTTAAAAAATATCAAAGATGAAAGTGATAAACTTAATATATCCGCTCAAATTCATTGGGATAATATTGACCAAATTGCTACTGATATGCCTAAAAAATATGAAAATGGTGATCCTCAATTGAAAAAACATAATCGCAATCTTTTAAATATTTGTATTGGAGCTATAATAGTATTGTTTATTTTCTTGATTGGGACAATAGCTTATTTTAAACTATACAAAAAATTTGATATAAAATTTAAATCTATATTAATTGATAACCTGGTTATATTTTTCTTCATAGGAATTATAGAATTTTTATTTTTTAAATATATAGCCTTAAATTATGTCCCTGTTAAGGCTTCCAATTTATCTAGTTCTTTAATTGATAGAATAAAATATTATGTGGGTAAAGAATTAAGTTAAAATAAATTTATTATATGATTTTATAATAAATGATTTTTTGGATAATAATTGTAATATTAGCCATGATTTTTATTATATTAGGTGCTCAATATATAGTTAATAAAAATGAGTATATGATGCTAAATAAAAATAAAAGCTCTGCTTATAAAATTCTCATTTCTCAAGGACCATCTAACAAATCTATTCAAAAATTTAAAACTATGGTACCTGAAAAATATAGACGTTTATTATTAATAACAAAACCGCAAACAAATAATTTATTTAAAGAATTTGATCAAGATAAGATTTTTATTCCTTCTAATACAGAATACCCCGATAACTGTGGTTATAAATTAAAAAATGTACCTAACTCTAATATTGTATTTGTAATGGTATCTAACCCTATTATTCTGGAAACATATTGCATAAATCAATTGAATAAAGATCTAAAAAATATAAAGAGTAACTCTAAATATATATATTTAATATCATCTATTAAAAACACGCAATTATTATGGCCTAAAATAAAAAAGAATATTCTCCCCTCTATAAGAGGAGTTTTTTTATCAGATAACTCAAATAAATTTAAAAATATTTTGAAATGGCCAGGAGGTAATATGTGGAATATTGGAGAAGACATCTATATATCTTTTCCTCTTAACGAGATGTTAGATTTAGATCCAGAACGAAAAAAATAGAATACATAATATAGAATTGCTGCTAGTGTTAATAATATTGCTGTAAGAAGTTCGATCATTTTATTGCTCAATTTTGTCGATATCAATCCTCCTGCTCCTGCCGCAATAGCATAAGATATCATTATTAATAAACCTAATTTAATATTAACTTGCTTTCTTTTCCAGTAATGATAAAATGCTAATATTCCTAAAGGAGGTAGAAGAATAAATATTGTTGTTCCTACAGCTGTTTTTTGATTAGGAACTAAATTGAATAAAGTGAGAGATGTAATTATAATTACTGAAGAAATTAATCCAAATAAACCTCCGCATAATCCTGCAACTATTCCAATACAAATAGGGAGTACTATAGATGTCATTTATTTTAAATTAAATATTTAAAATAATAATCTTATGTATACATCGAAAAATTATAATGACTTTTATCTTCTTTAGAAAACCTATTCTTTTTCATCAATTCAATCCCCTTTTCTAAATCCTTCTGAATAAATATAAACATATGCCCAGAATCCAATGAAAATACCCTTTGAGCATGCATCAATTTACATTTAGTTAGAAAATTTTGAACATCTCCACCACAATGTTTAAACATATCCTTATTCTTATTAACCAATTTAATAATTTCTTCTCGAGGTACAGAAATACTCCATTCCATTTCTCGAACCATTTTTAACATAATATCTACCAATTCTTCATTAGAATATTCACCAATACGATGAATCCATTGAAATCTTCTTTCTAATCCCTTGTTTACATTAAAAAAACAACGTTTTATATCTTCTTCATAACCTGCTGCAATACAACAAAAATCATTTTTGTGCTCCGAAAGAAATCCAGTAATTGTATCAATAGCTTCCTTAGAAAAACTATCTTTATCTTTATTACCTGGACCTAAGGCGTAGACCTCATCTATGAAAAGAACTCCGCCAATACACGATTTTAATAATTTTCTAGTTTTCAAAGCAGTTTGGCCTAAATATTCAGCAATAAAATCATCTCTGTAAGCTATTTTAAAAGGACCAGATCTAGAAAGGATTCCCATTGTTTGGTATATCTTACCAATAATACGCGCAACAGAACTTTTACCCGTTCCGGGAGCTCCTGTTATTATAGTGTGTAGGTACTCTTCATTTTTATTGCGCTTATGCATTCCCTTCAAATAATAAATAATTTGATAAAAGACAGACTCTTTAAGAGCTTTCATTCCTACCATATCATCCAACTCTTCTAAATAAGGAGTTATTCTCCAGAGCATTACTGTATCAAGATTTTTATAAAATCTTATTGATCGACCTAGCTTTATTAAATCCTTTAATGATTTTACTTCAGGAACTGATCGACTCTGAGTTATCTTTGAGGAAATTGAAGACGAAGTACGTCTTCTTGTTTTCTTTTTTTGTTGCTCTATCATTTCTTTACAGCGTTTGGATCTTCTCATTTATAATAAATAATTTTTTTTTAAGATTATTTATTGATTTTGCTAAAATTATAAATTAAAATAATTTAACAAAGATAATTTAGACGAATTTATATACTCTAAAAACAAATCTTTTCTAGGGATAAACTTATTTTTACTTATATCGGCACCTCGAATTATCTTCCCACTATTAATATCTTCCGCGGTAGGTATACCTACACCTCTTCTCTGATATACCACCATATGATTTAATAAATTATTTTTTTCTTTTATGGTAATAACTATAGGTATTATATTACTATTACCAATCAATGAACTTGGCCTCACTAACCAAGTATTAATAGGAAATTCTTTTAGAAGCATCTTCGATAAGAATTTTATATAGACATACAAATATTTATTTTATAATGATAAATGACTAAATGCAAACAAAACATAATTATCAACAGAATATTCGGTATGGGATTACAAATATTTACTATGTTCATTTTTCTCACCGTATTCTTCTTCACTTATGTAAAATTAATAGAAAAACAATCCTTCGTAAATCAAATCAACTTAGTTGTAGACGATCTTGCAACTGACCAAGATTTCAACAAACTTAAACCCCCAGAAGGATCCACCAAAGACGCTCTTCTCATTGTTATTGACGGATCTCTTGATCTAGCTAAACAAAAATCAATCAAACAATCACAAAAAACTGACCAAAATATCAGTAAACAAAATGAAAAAACACTCCGTAAAGCTGTTAAATGGGTCATAATAGCTATTATACTAGTCATTGTCATTATTATCACCATTAAAGCATTCAGGGTATGTCTACCTATCTCTACACACATAAAAGACTCACTTGTCACTCTATTTTTTATCGCACTCACAGAATTTTTATTTCTCACCATTATAACCAGCAAATATTGGTCGATCAATAGACAACAAGTTAGAAAAGATTTAGGGGAATCTATACATAAATATATCTCAGATAATAACTTAAATCCAAAAAATTAAATATTATTTTAAAATATTAAATTTGCTTACAATAAAATGGAACCTAAAAAATGTTGCAAATGCTGTAAATGCCATCCTCAATGCAAATGTAAACCTTGTAGATGCTGTAAATGTAAAGATTGTAAATGTGGATCCAAATAATCACTTATAATAATCCTTTAACATACCCTTATATTCTCCTTCTAAACCTTCCGAATACGAATAAGATTTAGGAATTTTCCAATCCCTTCCATATTTCTCTACTAAAGTTTTTTTAGGCAAACAAAAATATTTTTTGCCTAAAAAATTTATAGACTGTACTCTATAAGGACTTACACCCCAAACACAAACACCATTAGGTAAATCATCGCACAAATCAAAATATGAACTGGCAACAAAAACTTTCTTACCTTTATAAATTCCTTCCGTATCTACCCAAAATATATCTAAAGGTACTCTATCTTTTTCAAACTGACATTCAAAACCTATGTTTAAATTTCCTAATCTATTTTTTAATCTAAATCCATGTTTCTTCATACATTTAATAATTTTATTTGCCTTTGATACAGTATTTGCATCTTTTTTAAAAACTGCTAAATCTATATCATGATCATTCTTTATAAAATTTCTTTCGCGACGAGCTCCTAAAGCTGTACCATCAGATATATGGAAAGGCATTTTAATACTATTTAATGCAACTCGTGCCGATTCAAGAACTTTTTTAAATCTTTTCTTTTCATTCCCTGTTTTGCCTTTTGGTCTTATATATTTTTTAAGAGATCTTTTACGAGACCTTCGTCTCCTTGATACTCGACGAGACCTTTTACGAGACCTTTTACGAGACCTTCGTCTTCTTGATACTCGACGAGATCTTTTACGGGACCTTCGTCTTCTTGATACTCGACGAGATCTTTTACGGGACCTTCGTCTACGATGAGATAACCTATCTTTCATATTTATTATAATAAATATAAAATATCATTATTTGTATAAATTAGGGTACATTTTTTTAGTCCATTCCGGTGTTTCTAAAAGAAAATTACAAGTACTTAGACCATTATCACCTTCATGACATATTTGGTTTTTTAATGGTGGATTTTTAGGTGGGTAATCTCCGAATGATAGTTTACTATATTTTTTATATTTATTGGGAACATTAACCTTAAAATCTTCAAATTGTAATTTTTTAAGAGGAAAAATATCATCATGTGTTATTGTTTTTAGGTAATAAGATGGATATTTTACATTACGACCTTTTTTATATATATTGTCACTAATTTCAAAAATATCCAATTGTATTCCATTATGCCATTTTTTAGATCGATCATCATAATGGTAATTTAGATGTCTAATTTTTCTAATATCTGAAAGATAGTTAGGATCATTGTACTTGGTTTGATACCACATATAACCAGATAATTCTGTAACAACCTTTTCTAATTTTTTAATGTCACTAGAAGGCATAGTTATATCAACATCACCATCCCAAGGAATAAAACCTTTATTCCTCACAGTTCCAATAAAAGTACCTCCATTAGCCCAATAATTAATATTGTATTTATCACAAAGTTTTACAAATTCACGAAACATATTAATCATCTCTTTTTTAGCAATATTATGGTTTTTTATTTTCAAAGGTGTCATAATATTTTCTCGACTTCTTTTTAGAAAAATAGAACCTAATATTATTAATGTTAAAATGGCTAAAGTAATAATTAATATAATTATTTTATTCATTTATATAATATTTATATTAAACTAACTTTAATAAAATAAAAATGGCCTGCTCCATATATAAATTTGATCTATCCATAGGAAGAAAATATCTTATCACTTATCTCCCCCATCACACCAAAATGGGACCATGGCTCAAAATTAACGGAGATCCTAATTTTATTTACGAAATATGGAAAATTAGAGGCATTCATTCCAGATGGAAATGGAAAATTAAAAAAGGAAAATGGGGAAGAACAGCCACACCTTCCAAAAATAAACAAATTATTTAACCCTCTTTAAACGCGTCTATGATCCAATTTACAGGATCAGACCATTGTAATCCCAAAATATACTTTAATACATCTCCCGCATCTTCTACCTTAGAAATATTTTCTTTCTGTTGTGTAACAAATATAAACAAAAAAAATATAACTAGTATAATAATACTATTATTAATCTGTATGTCTACTTACGAATTTATAATATAAAACTAAAATATTTATTTTAATCATCATGTGAATCACTATTAAAATCACATTTTAGTGATTAAATTTAAAGATTTGTATTTTAAAATAAATGACAGAATTTAAATGCGGTTTTTGTAAAAGTGTTTTTTCTTGTAAAAGAAGTTTAAAATATCATCAAAAAAATGCTAAGTATTGTTTAAAAATACAAGGAAAAGATAGTGCTACATTTACATGTACAGGGTGTAATAAATCTTTTTATAGAAAATTTGTTTATCAAAGACATATTAAGAAATGTAAAAAAACTGAAAAATTAGTTGACCAAGAAAAAAAAATAACAGAACTTACTAACTTATTATCCACTAAAAATTTATATATTTCCAATTTATTATCAAATAAGGATTTATATGAGAAAAATATAACTACTATGAAATATGACTACAAAGAACTATTAGATTCTTATCAACGCTTAGCTGAATTATATGTTATAGACGGTAAGAATAAAGTAGAACATCTAAACAAAAAATATCTTAAAAAACAAGGTCGTACTAAATATGAAGGTCAAAATGTCATCTATATTCTTACTACTCCTGGACTAAAAAAAGAAAGACGTTATATACTTGGTAAAGCTACTAATCTAACCAACCGATTATCTACCTACAATAAAACCGATGAACATGAAGTGGTATTCTACTCTTCTTGCCCTAATAAAGAAAAAATGAGTCTAGTAGAAGGACTTGTTTTTAATAATCTTAGCGAATGTAGAGAACGAGCCAATAGAGAAAGATTTATTCTTCCAGAAAATGAAAAAATAGATTATTTTTCAAACATAATAAAAAAATGTATAGATTTCGTAAAATAATTTTTATAATTTAGATTTTTTCAAAAAATTATAAAATCCTAGAAATTTTTAAAAATCCAAAAATAGTCTAAATTGGAATTTTTCAAAATAAGCAATTTCTCCAAAATCAAAATAGGCCTCTACACAAATTTTGTAACCGACCCGATTTTTTTTCAAAAGTCCAAAAATCAAGGCATTTCAGTTTTAAACTGAATTACAAAAAATAACAAAATTTAACAAAAGTTGTTATTTTTTGTAGTTTATAAACTACAAATTTTGTAGTTTATTTAAAAGATATATTATATTAAATAAATGATTGAATGTAAATTTTGTAATAATAAATTCAAAAGTAAACAAGTTTTAAAAATTCATCAAAAAACTGCTAAATATTGTTTAAAAATACAAGGAGTTAATTTTTTCTTTGAATGTAAAGATTGTAAAAAAAAATTAACTACTAAATATAGATTAAGTAGTCATAAAGAATCTTGTATTCCTTATCAAATAAGAATAAAAACGGAAGAGAAAGACATAATTATTTCTTCTCTTAAAGAGAAAATAAAAAAAAATAATTTAGAATTAAAAGAGCAAAAGAAGTTAGTCAAAGACCTTCAAAATCAACTGACCCAGGTTGCTATTAAAGCTGTCTCTAGACCTACTCATACTACTAGTAATAAGACAATTCAGATTAATAATTACATAAAGCAAATGGAACCTTTAAGAATTGATCGTATCAAGGAAAATGTGCCAATGTTAACTTTGGATCACCATGTGAAGGGTCCTGAGGGGTATGCAGAGTATGCTTTAGAGTTTCCTTTTAAGGATCGTATAATTTGTGTTGATGTGGCTCGTAATAAGATAAAGTATAAGAATGAGGAGGGTGATATAGTGGAGGATCCCGGGTTTCGTAAGATGATGTTGAAGTTGTGTGATGCCTTGAAAGATCGTAGTTACAAGTTGTGCCAGGATCATTATGAGAAATTATTAGATAAATTTAGTGAAGAAGAGATGGATAATACTGATTTTGATTTCATGGAGGCGGCTAAGGCGATTCATAAGTATGCAAATGGTCGTGAGAGTGAGTTTTGCTCAAAGATAATTCGTTTGATAAGCAAGGGTTCTAAGGTTTAGTAGATTATAATAAAATTATGTGTAAATTTTATTATTTTTTTTTTATAGTTTATATAGTTTATGATTATCCTGATTGAGTTTATGTGGCAGCACGAGCAACTACTTTTTTAACTCGACGTTTTCTTACAACTTTAGTTGTTGCTGGCTTATCTTTTACTAAAGTAGAAGTTTTTTTCTTTCTTACTACTACTTTTGGGGAAGTTACAACATCTGAATCGTCTGAATCTTCGGCGAGACTACCTTCACCGGCGTCATCAGAAAGCTGTTCTTCTCCATCTTTACTTTCGGAGAGAAGTGGACAAGATTGTTTGGATGTCAAGACTCTTTTTTTAGCGTTAGGGCGCAAAAGCCGAGGCATTCCCATTTCAATGAGTCTCATTTCACATTCGTAGAGTTTAACTTGTAGGGTGATTTTGCTACCAACAAAAATAGATTCAATTTTGATAGCAGCTTTAGCAAAACAGTATTTACCGATATTATCAAGTGGATTAATTTCTTCACCGTCAAAATTGTAAAACATAGTAATAATTTTATTTAGTTTTTTAGAGCGAATTAGTTTAGCATATAGAGTAGGGCCAGTTCCAGGAACAATTTTACCCTTCTCTCTTTTGTAATAAAGAGGGTTCATTTTCTTCAATTCGACATATTCTAAATCATATTTTTCAATCTTTCTTTTAGTTTCTTCAGTAACTAAATGTTTTTTACATTCTTCCACAATATTATTAAAACTTTCGACCCAATTTACTTCTTCTTTTTGAGGATTATCTCGTGTATAAAGACACAATGGCATTACGTAACCATTTAGTTTTTGTGTAGCGAGATCACGACTTTCTGATGGTCCAAAAGAGAATACTTTAGTTGTGGGAATAATTAAATCGCCCACAGTACCGTCAGGATTTTTTGTTTGAATAAGGATTCTCTTAAATGTAATTGTACTTCCCGGAATAGATCCTGATTGAGGTTCAGAAAAAATCATGGATTTAGTATCATAGCCAATGGCTGGAGTTAGTTGAGTATTATTAGACATTTTATAGTATTTGTTATTTTTTTAGACCATTTTCTACTTTTCAATTTTTTATTTATATAAATAAAATAAATAAAAATATGATGAATAATACTTATTTAAATTCTTCTACGCCTTATTATTCAATTAAAGCATCTTCACCTACGCCATCACCTCATTCATCACCCACACCATCACCCACACCATCACCTACGCCATCACCTCATCCATCACCCACACCATCACCCACACCATCGCCTACGCCATCACCACCTCAGCTAGGTAGAATGTGTTCAGGAAATCCGGATTGGATATGTTCATCTGTGGATGATTGTATAGTGGGGAAAGATCTCGGATGTTATGAAAAAACTACTTGCTTGGATAAGTGTGTTGGTCCTCCACCAAAACCCCGGTCTAAATTAGGACGTAATATAGCGATAAGTCTTGGAGTTGGAATAGGGATAATTGGGTTAATATCAATAGTGATAATGATTATAGAAAATATATTGCATAATAAATAATATCTTGATAATTTATATAAAATTCAAATAATTCATATGTATATATAGCCAATCTTCTAAAGGTATAGGAACGTTAATAATCCAATAAATAAGTTTTAATTTACTTCCTAGAATCTCGTTCCATGATTCTATAAGATTATTTTCAAGGTGTAATGAATTGACCATAATTTGAGGTAGGTGTTCTAATTGAGATGGTGAATATTGTTCTATAAGTCGTCTTACAAAAGTCCATATAGTAGGAGGAGATCTTCTGATGTTTCTACGTATTTTGTACCATTTGGATATTTTAAGTGCGGCATTTTTAATTCTTCTGGATCTATATCTTTTCCATTTTTTACATACATAAGCAATGTGGGTGTCATTAATAAAAGATATAATATGTAATTCTATATTCCAAGGTAACATTTTATTCAATCTAATAAATTTATTAGATTGAATATAAAGAATATAAGATGTCTACAATAGATACTGGATTTGCAATTTATCCATTATCTGGTTCCTACTCAGATAGTTATATCAGGAACTTCTTCTATAACTCTATCAGCTTCAACTGATTCTTCAAGTCAAAGTTATTCATTAGTATTACCTAAATTAAAAGGGACACCCTATTTAAAATTAGAAAATAATGATACAGGACAGATGATATGGGCTCCCGGGGATGGGATTGGCGATGTTACAGGTCCTGGGGTTACAGATGATCCTCAATTTAGTTATGCTAATACTATAGTGTCTAATGTTGTAATAGATAGTGGTGGAGATGCTTATACGCGTCCTTTTCATTTAACTATGATTTATTGTATAAAGTTATAATTTTCTTCATCAAATAATAAACAATGAAAATAACATGGAAAGATATTTTATTTTTTTTAATACCAGGAGTATTAGGTTATAGTATTCAAGCTATTTGTCCTCTTAGAAAAGCTGGTAAAGATGTTAAATTCCGTCCTCCCGCGGTAGCCTTTGGTATTATATGGGCTATTTTATTTATTTTATTTGGCTTATCATGGGTTATTGCCGTGAGAGAAAGTTCTCATGAAATTATTCCTATAATAACTTATTCTATAGCAACAATTACTTTAGCAGTCTGGATATATGTATATGGTTGCGCTAATTCTAGTAAAGGAGCTTCATGGGTCCTAATATTTGCAGTAGCTGCTGTTTTATGTTGTTTCACACAAGGAAATCAGTTTTCTAAAATGATGGTGTGTCCTTTATTAGCTTGGGGTATATTTGCGATGATGATGAATACCACTGAGGTGCAAATAGATTCGTAATACTTCTCTCGTTATAGTATTCCCATTCCAAAGTGTGGTTCTGGTGGTAAAATATTATCTTTAGGGCAATTATATTTTTGTATTTTATTATTTTTATTCCACGATCTTTTTTTATCGTTTAACCATATATTACGTCCTGAACATTGCATAACTTCTTTACAGCACATGTTAGTAACTTTCTGTTTCTTTTCTTTCATAGGTAGATTTTTCCACTGGGGGTTAGAATATATTTCATTATTTGGAGAAACACAATTTTTCCATTCTATTTCCAGAGAGGGATTTTTCCATTGTTTATCAAGGGAAGTACAGTCAGGCCAATTTAATGGGTTATCATTCATTTATTGTTATAATTTTAAAAAAATAAAATTACTATAATAAATGTCTGACATCCTATCGTTAAATATTACTTCTGATAAATTAGATTCTTGTCTTAAGAGTTCTGAGTATAACGGAAGAAAAGTTTATAAACTAAATAGTCATTATCGAAATATTAGCGATTTATTGGAGAATCCTTCTTTTCGTAAAATTTTTGATACTTATGCTTCAACTGATATAGATATTAAAACATTATTTTTATTTATGAAATTATATGTGGAAATAGAGAAAGCGGCTCATAAGAGAAATATTAACTTAAACGGGTTTCAAAAAATTTCTATATTAGATAGTGTTATGAAAAATAGAGAATTTCGTAAAGATGTCTGTCATAATTTTGGAAATTTTTATAATAAAAAGAAAAAAATTAAAAAATCTATTTCTGCTCCTTCACTAACTAGTAAAAGATGAAAAATAAAATAAAATAAAATTTTACTAAATAAATGAAAATCACTGTTTATTTAGTAAAAACATCTCCAACTTCAAAGAAAAAATTTACAGTTTTTATTTATAAAAACGGGAAGAAAATAAAAACTGTAAATTTCGGGGCTAAAGGATATTCAGATTACACCAAACATAAAGATAAAGATAGAATGAAAAGATATGAATCTAGACATAAAACTAGAGAAAATTGGACAAAATCTGGAATAAAAACTGCTGGTTTTTGGTCTAAATGGATTTTATGGTCTTCTCCAAGTTTATCAGGGGCTATAAGAAAAACTTCTAACAAATTTAATATAACTATTAAAAGATCTAAACCTCCTTCAACAACTAAATTAAATAGAAAAAAAGTTTCTAGGAGAAGGAGATCTATAAAAAAAGTTTCTAGGAGAAGGAGATCTATAAAAAAAGTTTCTAGGAGAAGGATATAATCTTAATTTTTCTGGACATTATTTGTGAGTTGGCCACCACCGTACCCAACGAGAAAATACATAAATATAAATGCTAACATAGAAGCTGAAAAAGTTGCAAGTAAAGTGAATACAACACTTTT